TTTGTTTTTATTCATTTTCAACTCAAACTGCTAAATATTGCACAGTTATTCTTTTCTTTGAAATAGTTTTTCGTTTGCGTAATTTAGTCGAACGTGTAGAAAAGAATTTGTATAAAGACCTTAAAAAGAGAAATATGGAAATTGCTCCAATGCTTAAACGACATCGAGATAAATATGCTAAATACATTTGTGGAGTTTCAATTGGAATTGCTGCATTATATGGTTTGGCTAGAGCTTATCGCGCATATCGAGCTGAAGATCCTCATGGGTCTTTGGAACCCAAAACAAGGGAAGAAGTGCAATCGCGAGATGGTGAAGTGAATGTTTGGACACAAGTTGTTCCACGCGATCTTCCAATCACTGATGTTTCTAAACGAATGTCAACCGAACAGTTGAGTAATGTTGTGAAGAAATGTTTAGTGTATGGATCCATTCACCTTGATGATGGAAATGCTATGGTAAATGGTCTTATGTTAAGCTCTAATGTTATGTTAGTTCCGGACCATTATTTTGAACAGTATGGTGATGTTTTGAATTGTACTTTTCGTAAACGCAATCCAGAAGCTAGTGGTGGCAAATTTGTGGCAAGACTTTGTAAGTCTGCCTCTCATTTCATTCCTGACTCAGATTTGAGAGTTTGTTATGTGCCAACTGGTGGATCATTTAATGACATTGTAAATTATTTTCCCATTGGTGATATGCCAGGTGTTCCTTTTGTTATGCATTGGCGACAGAAAGATGGAGAGATGATTGTAGCTCGGGGGATGACTTCCCCAAGTATTGTAACCACTCACAAGTCTTTCAAAGGTGGAATGTATAAGAATTTAACTATTAACACTTTCAATGGTTTGTGTGGTGCTCCACTTGTGTCTGACACAAATGGTAGTGTCATTCTCGGTGTCCACTTAGGTGGCGCTGCCGATACACCTCGTGGGTGTTATGGAAGCATTACACAACAACAATTGTTTACTGCTTTTGCTGAATTGCGACGCATCGAAGGCGTTGTACTTTCAGGAGGAGCCGGAAAATTCCGTACAACCGTTTTGGGAATTCAACTCTTGAAGGATGATCCTCTGCACAAGAAGAGTGCATTGAATTATCTTCCTTCTGATTCACAAATTGAGTATTATGGATCTTGTCCGGGACGAGCAGTGAGCAAATCTGATGTAAAAACTACACCCATTAGTGAACATATTATTGATGTTTGCGGTGTACCAAATATATACCGTGGACCTAAATTAAATCCCGATTGGTATGGCTGGCAAACATGTTTGTCGAATCTAGCTATTCCAGCACACCCATATTCACATGATTTGCTTTCGATCGCCGTCCAAGATTATAAGGAACCTTTAATTAAGGTTTTCCAAGATGATCTTTGGAATAACGCAAGACCGCTTACAGATCAAGAAAATTTGTGTGGTATTCCAGGAAAGAAATTTATGGATGCTATTAAGTTAAATACGTCTGTTGGTTTTCCTTTAACAGGACCTAAACGAAAGTTTGTCACTGAATTGGAACCAACTCCCGATAAACCAAATAACCGCGAACTCGACGTTGTCTTAACGGATGAAATTAAGAGGATTGAGGATTGCTATAGAGAAGGTAAGAGAGGTTACCCTATAGCTAAAGCATGTAAGAAAGATGAAATCTTAGCTAAAGATAAATGCAGAATTTTCTACGGAAATGCACTATCTTTGACTTGGCTTATTAGGAAATATTATTTACCACTCCTCCGAGTATTACAGATGAATCCGTTGTTATCCGAATGTGCTGTTGGTATAAACTCACATGGCCCAGAATGGGAAGAGTTTCATCAACACGCAACAAAATTCGGTATGGATCGTCTTTTTGGTGGGGATTATGGTAAGTATGATCAAAAATTGCCATCCCAATTAATCTTTGCAGCTTTGAGAGTTTTAATGGATTTCGCACGAGAGTGTGATTATACAGAAGAAGATATCAATATTATGGAAGCAATGACAGGTGACATTGTGTTTGCCTATATTGCTTTTAATGGAGATTTAATTGGTCTGACTGAAGGTACGCATATTAGTGGTAATTCACTAACTGTTATTATTAATGGTATTTGTGGTTCATTGAACTTGCGATGCTGTTTTTATTCGCAGTATGTGCCAACCAAGTTTTCAGATCGCCTGAAATTTCGTGATTGCGTTGCAGCAATGACGTATGGTGATGATAATATTGGTTCAGTTAAAACTGGGGTTGATAAGTTTAATATCAAGATTTGTTCCCAATTTTTAGCTGAGTATGGACAGGTTTACACTATGCCTGATAAAGAATCTGAACTTACGGAGTTTTTACCTCCTGAGGAGTTCGAATTCTTGAAGAGGGGTAGTGTTTATCATCCCAAACTTGGCGTGCATGTAGGTGCACTATTGGATAAGTCAATTTATAAATCGTTGCATTGTTTTATGCGTGGTAAGAACTGTCCTTTGACAGAAGAACATGCGTGCGCACAGAACATTGATGGAGCCCTTCGTGAGTGGTTCAATCATGGTGAAGATAAGTATGAGAAACAGCGACAACTGATGAAGGAAGTTGCTACCCGTGCTAATATATCACATATGTGTTCTGGTTTAGATCTCAGCTATAATGACCGAGCTGCAGATTGGAATGCCCAATACAAGGATGACGAAAGTCATCTTGTATAGGTAAGGTCAGTCACTTTGGAGACGTTAAATCCAACCCAGTTTCAATACTGATGGTTAGCAAAATTGATATATGTATATGGATACCGTGTTTGTTTTAATCTTTATATGTTTTGTAGAAAATTCATAGGCTTTGCATATATTAACGGTCCCTACCGGGGAGTTTTGTTCGAGTTCACCGTGCTCACTTGTAAATATATCGTACCATATGAGTCAATCCA